GGAGGTAAGTATGAGCAGCCGAACTTGGATAAAATTATACTGCGAGAACTGGTTAACCGGCACACTTAGAACGGAAACTCCAGAAGTGAGAAGCGTTTGGGCTGATCTCTTGGCCCTGGTGGGTAATAATAAGTACAGTGATTACGGTCGATTACAATTATCCCCCGATATTGGTTATTCCGACCAACAAATTGTTAAGATACTAAAAATTCCCCTCCGCCTATGGGTTGAGGCAAAACAACGGTTTATTGCCACCGACCGAATCACAGTTGATGACGACAACATTATCAGTATACAAAATTGGTCGAAATATCAAGTCGATTATACTAGACAAATAAAGTACAAAAAATCCAAAGCTAAAAACATTCTTCCCCCTTAACAATCCCCTAATATAGATTATAGAGTGAAGATTACATAGCCAAGATTGTAGAGTCCCTACGTAAACCACTACTGTAAACGGTTTACGTAAACCAGCTACGTAAACCCACGCTTGGGAATTACCTCTTTGTTTATATTTTTCAGTAACCTACGGTTTCCGAACCTTCCCTTACCAGACTATATTACGCCCGTAATATTACGTAATAATATGGCGTAATAAAAGACTAAACCGATTACCTATTGCCTTTTTACCGTCTACCGTGTAAAATATAATCAATCTATCAGCGAGGTTATGTTAAGTTATATGGCTAAAAAGAAAAATAAACTAACCTCAAAAAATACCCCCGACAAACCGCTTACTATCCAGCAGGAGCGGTTTTGTAATGAGTATTTTAAAGCCGCAGACGGAAATGGCACAAAAGCCGCCGTCCTCGCTGGATACTCTGTTAAAACTGCAACCTCCCAGGCCTCGACATTGTTGACTTATCCAAACATACAGCGCCGCCTTTCTGATCTGCGCGAAATGACTCAAAATGCCTCTGTCATGACTGTTTTGGAGCGAAAGCAGCGATTATCAGAGATCGCCAGAGCTGCATTAATTGATTTTGTGGGGCCTGACGGTGATCCTGTAGCGCTCAATGGGCAGATACCCAATCACAGGGCATTGCAGGAGTATGGCACTACAACGACAACCACCAAAAGCGGCAACTTAATGACAACCAGGTCAATCAAGTTACTCAATCCAGTCTCAGCAATCTCCGAGCTTAACAAGATGGATCACATCTATGATGAGCGTCCGACAGGACAGATAATCAATAACTATGTGTTTGTGATTGGCAGGGGGTATCAGGATCCCAAAACAATTGAGATATTGGATAGCCCCCAACAGGGGTAAGTGACATAATATATATTGTGCGTACCAAAGTTGTACAGGGGTAAAGATGACCACCGCGACAGCGCCAAAACTACAAATAATCTGGGAGCCGGTAAACGAGCAACAGGCCAAATATGTTGCATCTACTGCTTCCCGGGTCTTGTTTTCCGGGGCTTTCGGCGCTGGTAAATCACTAGCACTCTGTGCCAAAGCCCTCAAGCTCTCACTGGATTACCCCAAAAACTTTGGTTATGTCTGCCGTAAGGTCCGGGCCACAATCGGACTATCAACCCTCAAGACTTTTTTAGACCTCGTTTGCCCGCCCGAGTTAATCCAGGCTTACAACAAGGCTGACGGATTAGTAACACTCACTAACGGTAGCCAAATACTTTTCGGTGGGCTTGATGACTATCTCAAATTAGGTTCACTGGGTGCCGGCGGTATTGGGTTTGCAGCTATCGACGAGGCAATTGAGACCGTAGAGGATGACTGGTTGATGTTGGAGGGCCGGTTAAGGCTGCCGGGTGTGCCACATCAGATATTTGCAGCTACTAACCCAGGGCCGCCTACTCATTATTTATACCGCATGTTTATGCAGGATCACAAAGGCGAGGTCTACCAGGCCTCCAGTTTTGATAACCCCCTACTCCCTGAGGATTACAAGATCAGGCTTGGGGAGTACGAGGGCACATACCGAGATCGTTACGTGTTGGGGCTGTGGAAGGGGCTGGAGGGGCTTGTTTATTCATCCTTTAGTGAGATTTGTCTTATACACAGGTTCGAGATACCCAAAAACTGGCCTGTATACACTGGTCATGACTTTGGTAGTGCTAACCCGGCTGCACTATTTACCGCCGGTAACCCCGGAACTGGAGATTTTTATCATTTTGCAGAGTATTTACCGGGTGCCACTGGACGTGGCGTTTATGATCATGTCCAGGAGTTCAAGCGCATTACAATGGGGTACAATGTCCTTAAGAGGGCTGGTGGCAATCACACAACAGAGGATGAGACCAGGCAAGCCTATACCGCTCAAGGTTGGCCGATACTAGAGCCGAAATATAGCCAAACTCCAAAACTCCAAATACTCAAAGTACAGGGCATGCACAGGCTCAATAAAATCTATGTTTTTGATGATCTGGTAGAGTACAAGCGCGAGAAATTCAGCTTCGCGTACGAAAAGAAAGATGGGGTGCTAACTGAACAGATAGCGCATGAAGAGCGGTTCCACTTGATGTCAGCGGAAAGGGGTATAATGAGTGACTTTACCCCTGAGACCATTGTCCAGACCAGCAACGTAATCAAAGTAATCCACATGTAAGTAAGGATAATTGATATGGCAAAATCAAGCGAGAGCGAAAAAACAATCAAGAAACTCCGGGACGATCCGGTCAAAATTGTCAAAAAGTTCGAGGATTTGAAGTCCTCCGAGTCTGATCTTGAGGATCAATGGCGGTTTGACTATGCCAAGTGGAGCCGGGTGCCGTTCCAGGTCTCGAAGTCGGAAGGTGCATGGGATAACTACACGACCAACCGGGCGTCTGTGCTGGGTAATACCGGTGTCAACGCTATCGCTAACGGTGAGCTACAGGTCAAAATTGATATAGAGGATGAGGACAACCCCGAGCGGGAGGCCATGACCAAGGTTGAGGATTTCGCCCTGGGTATACTCCATATGATAGACGATCGATGCATCAAAAAAATGGAGCCGGTGGTTTTGGGACAATTGGCGTGGTATGCGTGCATGCGGGGCCGATACTACCAGTCGTTGATATTCCGGACTGACACCCGGATGATCAAGGGCAAAAAAACAAAACTGGTAATCCCGGAGTGGAGGGCCTACGATCCGCTCAATGCAAAATCGGTAACTGGTAACGATGGGTTGAAACTTCTGATCCACAAACGCATAGCATCAAAAGACACCATTATGGATGAGTATGACATATCTGAAAAACAGGCAGAACTGGGCTCAGTCGGGAAAGACAAAATAGCTGTTTACGTGTATCTCGATGATGAGTTCGAGAAAGTCGTGATTGGGAACGATTGGGCCAGAGAGCCGCACGAACATAAGTTTGGACACACCCCGGCGATGGGGTACAATTGCGGGTCAACCCCTCTGTTGCAAGATGATCAAAATGCAGACGCTTACAAGATGCAGGCGATGAGCATATTTGCCAATACCAGAGACACGTATGATTTTATATCCAGGCTGATGAGCTACCACTCCACAACGGCGCGAAACATCGCGCATGGTATTCTAAAAATGTATTTCGACAGCACAAAAGGTGGACAACTGATCAAACTGGATGGCAACCCGTGGCAAAAAGATTCGGCAGTACCGATCGATGTTGGTAAGGGGCAGGAATTAGTTGAGATGGTCAAGCAGAGCCTGCCGGCCGGATTTATGGATAACCTCCAGATGGTAGATCAGGAAGAATCAATTGGAGGTCTAGCGCCTATCGTGCATGGTTATTCATCCTCAGCTGTACCGGTGGGGACAACCAACATGCTGATCAACGGGGCGAGACAACTATTGGTACCGTTTAACACAGCGGGACAGATCGGGGTAGAGTGGCTATGTAATGAGGCTGTCACGCAGTACAAAACAGGGCCGTGGCCTGCGCTCAAACTGTACAGCAATTCAAGGTCGGTACCGGTCGAGTTGAAACCGGATGAAATTATGGACAAGTGGATGATATCGGTTAAGATCAACCCGGCGCTACCTCAGGATGTACTGATGGAAACCAACATCGCGGCGACGTGGAAAAAAGAGGGATTGACGAGCAACCAGACGGCGCGGGAGAGGTTACCGATCAGATCACCGGACAAAGAGCAAGCGATGATCAACAGGGAACAGGCACAGGAATTGCCATTTATAAAGTATCGCGATATGTTTGATGCACTTATTGAGGACGGACAGATAGCCGAGGCACAGGTACTACTCCAGCAGATTTTAAAAATGGAAGGACAGCAGAACGGTGAACAGCCGGGACAGGGGCAACCGCAGGGCCAGGGCGGCGGGCCGGTACAGCAGGGCATAACAGCGGAGCAGGGATCGACCAATGCGGCCATAATGGGTAACGGTATGCCTCAAGCCCCAGATGAAGTCAAACAGGAACTGGCCAGGATAGGAATCAATCAGCAACTAACCGGAGGATAGGTTAACGTGGTCTATTCGTGGAATCCAAATTACACTGATCCTACTCTCAACAAACGACGGAAGTTGACGGATACAAAGCCGGTCAATAACGCTTTTGTCATGGACACTGGTATTCAGGATTCATACAAACGATCTGTTTCGTTCCTTCCGCCCGAAGTCCAGGAAAAGTACAAGGGACTATTGTCGAGCGGGTGGTACAACGACACGATCAATAGAACCTCATACTCCGGCAATCCAGAGACTCAAAAAGAGGCAGACTGGGTTATGTCATTTATTGATCGAGAGGGCCGTAAGCCGACTGTGCAGGAAGCCGCGGCATGGAGAGGCCAGAACGCATACTTGCTTGGCGGCGACCAGGATATTCAACTTGCTCCGGGCGGGACACAATATGGCCTGGGCTTCCGCACTTCCGGAGACATTCAGAAGGCTAGAAACTGGAACACAGGAACATTCGGGCCTTACAGCGGCGTAGATGTGCCGCAGGGCGGACTGGTACTGACAGACAAGCAGGGGAACGTCTGGAAGAGGGTATTTGATTATTCGGATAAGGCAGTACAACAGGCAATTCGGGAGGGACGATATATAGAGCCTCCGCAGGGCGCGGCGGTACCGGGACAGATTCAGACGCCATCGAGGTTTGCGCAGGACCAGGGCGGGCCGGTCGATACGGCGCAGTATTACGGCAAAGCACCACAAGCCCCGGCGGAGTACCAGGCGCAGGGCTGGAAACAACCAACGCTGGAAGAGACTCTCAAAACAGCCAACCAGCCGGATGTATACCAGTACAAAATGAGAGACTACATTGAGAGCGTGACCCCGCAAGATACCAAAACGATCAACCGGATTCGGGAGTTATTGGCAAACTCGACCAACATCGACCCGAACGCAAAGGATCAGTATTCAGAGTATTTGAACCAACAACTAAACTATTTGATAGATCAACTCAGTCCTATTGCACAGGACTATTTAGGCACAATTCAGACAAAAACAGATGACGCAACCGGGTATGTATTGAACGAAGATGGAACAATTAACTGGCAGTTCGCAAGTCCTGACGCATTTGACGCCAGTGGTCTATCTGATTTTCAGGCGGACGTAATGAGCGAGGCGGCGGGGGAGGCGGAAGCTGGGATGCAGGGCTTGCCAATGGATGCACCTTACTGGGACGAGGTAAACGCTGCGGCACCGGGCCGGTGGCTGACATCCTGGTACAACCAGCAGAATACAAAAGGCTTTGGGGAGTGGCAAACCTCAGAAAAGCAGAGACAGGCGGAAGCACAGAAGGCCAGTCAGGATTACCAGAATGAGGCTAGAAGGCTTAATGTTGGCCGGGGAGTGCCGTACAGCCATCCAGACACCTATGACCCATCCTTTGTCATTTTACTGCAAAACATGGGGCTATCCGACCAGACTAAACAGTATTTGGCGACCAATTACGCGCCTTTGTACGCGATGTGGATGCAGTATGGGGCAAACAAAGATTTCGCACAGTGGTTAACGACAGACTTTGTGAGGCAATGATATGGCATACGATTTTTTAAATAACGCGATGCAGGGGATTGATTGGGCCGGAGCCAGCCAAGCCGGGAACAATGCATTTCTCAAGCGATATTCTGGACTGAAAGGTATCAGTCAACAAAACATCCGGACGTATCAGGATAACCCACAGATAGCGTACAACGCTTTTCTTCCGCAGGGAAGTCCGGCGTTACAGAATTACTACAAATCTAATTTTAACCAGGTCTGGAATGATTACCTGTTGCACAAAGCGAAAGGCGGGGCCAGCAATGCCAGCAACAAGGGATTTTTGAATTTTCTAAATTCGTATGACTGGCAGGGAAACTATAATAAGAACGCCAATACAAATCAGAACACAGGATTTTTACAGGGAATCAGGTGGGGCTAAATGGCAGACGAACGTAATCCCATGTACAAACTAGGCCGGCGCATATCGGAAACCCGGAAGCGCATGAAAGAGCTTGAGGCAAAGAACGTGAGCGTGCCTCTGGCTACTACGACTGCGCAACAGATGGGGCGACCAGGCGGAGGGAGTTCGTCATGGGAGCCGAATATACCAGAGTTTAATTACGCGGATGAAGGTCAGGGATGGTTTAACCGATCACTAGGGAAACCGAAAGGCGTAACTGACACAGGAACGGTGCCACCTTATGAGGATTTCAAAAATCAGTACTGGAAAGCAGCCGGGGCTCCCGAAGTACTATTTATGCGACCGATTGATATTCCAGCCAACCAACAACAGGAGTTTATTAATGCATCAATCGAGTGGGAGCCAAAAGCAAAAGCCGCCTATGATGCACAGTATGGAAAGGGAGAAAGTGGAAAGGCAATATTGAGGGCCGCGCCGGGACGGGCCGCTGATCTGACAATATTTGGAACTGGTATTGGCGATATTGCAAGCAAATTGATGGAACCCTCTCAGGGTGCCGGGGCTATCGCGCCTGCTGATGTTTTGAATGTGGCCGGAGATGTTCTGGATATTGCGCCAGTTATTAAGCCGGTATCGAAAGCGATTGGTCAGGTAGTAAGCAAGGGAGCCAAGGCTGCCGCGACGCGCCAGGGCTTCGGCAGCGTGGGCGAGATGGTGGGGAGCGAGACGGGCTTGATAAAATTTGGCGATAATGTTGATGATAATATCGCTAAGATTGATAAAGTACTGGCTAAACCGGGGAAATTACCTAAATCAGTATCAGATAATTTGTTTACAAAAGCTGATTTGGAAAATACCAGAGCTAAATTTATAGCTGAAAAATATATTAAGGAAACTATTGACGATGTAAAAAAAGCGAATGGATCAACCGATGATATTTTGAGGTATGTCGATAGTGAAATAGCAGAAGCTGAAAAGGGTATGAATCTAAATTCTGTACCTTTCGGTTTTACCGCTGGAAAATATGAACGGCGATTCGGAAATATGCCAAAAGCAAACGTACAATTCCGTAAAACGTCAGAAATTTCGGCATATCACGAAAGGTTGATGGAATTTAAAAACGATTTAACCGCTGAAATAGCAAAGCAAGCACAGCAAAAAAATGTTCCAATGGCTCCTGGAACGTCTGTCCAATCTGGATTAACCGGGTTTGAAACGAAACCGCAACAAGTTCAAATGTTTGGTGAAGCTGGCGGCGGCGGACAAAAGCAAACACTGGTTGATGTGGATAAACTCAAAGCCGCTCAAGCGAACAAACCTCTTGAGGGACAACCGGCTATGCCGGAGCCAACCGTCAAAGAAAACTTGACAGTTCAACCAATTGATCGCGAAACAAATTTCGGGAACAAACCCACGGTCGAAGAACTTCCGGGCAATCCGAATGTAACAGGACAGCCGGGAAGCATGGTAGAGTATATGCCGGGGGCCGAGGTACCGGGTAAAAAAGGCACGATGCGGACTATTAAGCCGGAATCCGCTGGCGGTAACAAGCCCCCTGAATTACCTCCGGCTACCACAACAAAAGCGGAACCCCCAGCGCCAAAAGAAGGTTTTGCCGGAAATATCAGGCTTGAGAAGTTCCCGGAGGCAATACGGGATGACATCAAGAAAACCTATGAAGCCATACCGCAACAAGCCGAGGCTGCAAGGCGGGGTACAAGAACATGGCAACAGACTGATAATGCCGCTTATGACCTGGTGCAACTGACCGGGGGCGATGATGCAAAACTGGTCAAAAAAGTAGGGCAGGCGTACAACGCAGAGGAAAGCAGGGCGCTGGCCGGGGCGCTTATCAACAATATTGATGAGATCCATAAAATGACTGAAGCCATCAATACGCCCAACGGCAATTCCGCCGCTAACCTTCTCAAACTGGCTGAATTACAGCGCAAAAATATTCTACTTCAATTGGGCCGTCATGGAAACGCGGCGGAAGCAGGGCGGGCTCTCAACATATTCAGAATGATCAATCATGCAATCAAAGCCAATACAAACCCTGCTATGGAAGCTGTCATTAAGCAACTTGGCGGGCGCGCAAAACTTGAGGGACTGGCCGACATTATGGCTAAGATTGATTGGGATAACCCGGCGCAAGTCAATGCGTTTATTCGTTCAATTAACAAACCGCGCGCTATGGATTACGTGTACGAGTATTTCATTAACTCCATATTGTCAGGTCCAAAAACCCATTTGCGCAACTTTATTTCAAACAATATAGCGGCGGGACTTTCGGTTCCTGAAAAGTTTGTAGCAGCCGGGGTTGAACGAGGCCTGGCTAAAGTATCAAGACGCCCGGTAGAACGATTCTTTTCGGACGCTGCTGATTCTGTTGTAGGCGCTGCGGCCGGCATACCCGATGGTTTAAAAAGCGGACTGCAAACGATCCGGCAGGGCGCTTCTGAAATTAAATCATCAAAGTATGAGTACAGGCCGTCAGCGTTTGGAGGCAAACTTGGTCGTGTGGTCAACTTTCCGACTAATATGATGGAAGCCAGCGACGCATTGAACTATAACATCGCGTTCAAAAGTGAATTGTACTCACTGGCAAGACGTCAGGCCAAGATTGAAGGTTTGACCGGTCAGCAACTTATCAATAGGGTCATGGATTTACGGCAAAACCCAACAACCGATATGGTTACAAAGGCTGTTAATCAAGCAGAATATCGCTTATTCCGTCAGCCAGCCGGGACTTTCGGACAGGCGTTGCTTAATTTCAGGGAATCGGTAGACATTAAAGGCTTTAAACCGATTAAATACGTCATGCCGTTCATCAACACACCTATCAACCTGGCTAAGTATGGTCTTGAAAGATCACCGGCAGGTTTCTTAAACCCGAAATTGTGGTCTAACTTGAAAAAATCTAATCCGGAGGCAGCCGACCAGATTGCAAGGGCACTTATTGGCTCAACTGTAGCGGCAGGTATTGCGTATTATTTTGGCAATGGGAAGATTACCGGGGCCGCGCCGACTTCTCCTGGAGCCCGCGATAGATTTTACAGGGAAGGAAAACAACCATACTCTATTAAGGTCGGTGATACGTGGTTTTCTTATCAGCAAATGGAGCCATTTAATCAGGTCTTTACACTGGTTTCATCGGTAGTCAACTCCGTAGAAAACAAAGAACAAGACGTATTGGAAAAAGCGACGTCGGCTGTTAATAGTATCGGAAAAAACTTTATTAGCCAGACTTATATGTCAGGACTGGCTGAATTAATCAATGCTATTTCCGAACCTGAAATTTACGGAAAATCCTGGCTCGAAAATACCGTAACTGGCATGTTACCTTTTTCCGGGGCCGTCAGGACGGCTACTCAGGCAACAGATAAGACGATCAGACAGCCGCGGAATATTCAAGAGCGTCTGCAATCTAATATTCCGGGTGCTTCTCAAAATGTACAGCCTAAATTAAATGTATTTTCAGAACCGGTTCAAAGACAAACACCGTGGTATTCACCAATTAATCTATCACGGGCAGATGAATCAGCTATAAATACCGAACTAGCCAGCCTGGGGGTTAACACCGGCTTTGTTGGAAGCAGTATTAATGGTGTAAAACTGACGGAAGAAGAGCAAAGGGCATATCAGGAATTAGCCGGGCCGCTGGAAAAACAGGCAATTATGACATTGATTCAAAACCCGGCTTATCGTTCTTTGAGTATCGAGGATAGGCAGAACGCCATACAATCGGCTACCAACCAGGCGAGGGCGGCAGCCAGACAGACATTGAACCAACAAAATAATAACAAGTATGGAATCCAAAAGTCACCTACCGTCAAAAGACGAATTGTTAGAAGGTCAACATCACGCTCGTATAACGCCGCAAAAAGGCGTATTATAAAAAGTAAATAGGAGATGTTTTTATGTGGGAAAGAAATCAAATTGAAGCAACTAACACATTGGATGAAAACGGTAACCCGTCAGGTGGAGAAGCAAAAGGTATTGGCATGCAAATTAAGTGGCAAAATGGCCCGCTTGGCCGAAATGGCGAAAATCCGGTAAACGGCGCCTTTGTTGATGATGTAATTGAAGCAGCCCGGCAGAGAGTTGAATTTTATCAGAAGGCAGCGGGTGGGAAATACGCTTGTCGCGAAAACGCTATTATTATCACCAAACTCGAAGAGGCTTTGCACTGGTCTTATGCAAGGCGCGTGGCCCGCGAATCCAGAGGAGTACAAGGAACTCATCAACCTTAATATTAAAAGTAAATAGGAGGAGTATTAATCATGGTTATTGAGAACGCTGTGGAGCAGCTCAACAACACCACTCTTGAGCAGGGCGAAAGTAGTGTGCAGGAAACTGCGGACGCTACCAACACCACTCAGGCAGCGGTGAATGAGACTCCGGACGGCAAAGAGACTACCGCCGAAAAGACGACCGCCGAAAAGACGACCTGGACTAAAGAAGAGGTTGAGGCTGAAAGAAAGGCACTTGAAAAGAAATGGCAATCTGTAACCGGGAAGCAGGTCAATGAGTGGCAATCTAAATACAGCACTTTGGAAAAGACCTTGAAAGAGAAAGAGGCTGCAATCGAGATTGAAAAGCAAACCGCTGTGCAGGCCGCACAAGAAAAGGCCGAGCGCCAGAAATGGCTTGATGATGGCGTCCCGGAACAAGTGATCAACTCGTTTTTCGATGAGCGGCGCAGACTGGCAACCGAGGCTTCAAGCCATAAAGCTACGATTGCTCAGATCGAGACTGCCCGGAAGGATTTCGAGACTCAGGTTGCCGAGGTCAACGAAAAAGCCAAAAACAATATGCTTTTCGATCTGTTCGTCACTAATGAACTTGAAAACGGCGAAGAGGTTTCAAAGAACTATGAAGAATTTCTCAAGAAATATTCCAAATACCAGACCCCGGAAGCTATTGAGAACGCTATCCTGAAAGAGCAATTGAGTAAGGAAAAAATCAACTCCCGCCGGGATGGTAAAGTTGATTCCGGGATTAAGGACTCTAAAGGTGTGGATACCTCAAGCATGACACCCGAAGAAAAAATCGAATATGGGTTGTCACATCCCAAAAATAAAAAATAAGGAGTTAACAAAATGTTAACTAAAACCCAATATGATTTACTGAAAGCCGATCTAGTGCTGGAAGGCGTGTGGGATACCATCGTCAAAGAAAGCCCCATGATCAAACGTCTGCCTTTCAAGGAAACCAACAATGACATTGTGAAATACAACGTCGAATTGACCCTTCCCACCGTGTCCTGGTTGCAGCCTAAAGACCAGATCACTGAGAACACCGGCACTGTGGCACAAAGAACCACCAACATTTATACCATGATTGGCGATGCCGACACCGATAAGTCTATGATTGCCATGAACCCTCTCCAGAATCCCGAGAAAAACGATATCACGGCCAAATCAAAAGCAATGGCTCATACCTTCGAAAACTGTTTTATCCTGGGGCAAACAACCACGATTTCGAATACCAAGCAGTTCAAAGGTTTGATGCGGATTATAGCAGAACTGGAAGAGGCCACCGGCGCGGCTGTAGACCTAGACGGAATCAACAATAGTCAGGTTTGCGTAGGGGCTAACGCGGCCTCCGGCGCTTTGACCATGCTGTCGATTGACCAACTTATTGACCAGATCAGACCGGGCAAACCCGATATGCTGTTGATGTCCAGAAGGGCTCGCCAAAAACTCAACACCTTATCCAGAGCTTCCGGCAGCAGCGGCGTGACCATGCAGAAACTTGAAGAATTCGGTTTGTTCGTTGAAGTGTTCGATACTATTCCGATCTTCATCAACGACTTTATACCGGATAACCTTCAGGATGGAGCATCATCTGTTTTGACAATCGCCAGCTATAACCCAAATCTGTACCCCACGACCCGGCCTTCCGGCTATGACAACACGATCATCTTTGCCATGAAACTGGGTGAAGATGAAGTCACCGGTCTGCAAGCCGGGGCCATGAAACATGAAAGAGAAGAATTCCTGGAAGATTATAACGCGATCCGTAATCGTT